TTTTCTCTGGTCAAGGTGGTGATGGTGATGGAGAAGATGCGTCATCGACGACTGGACGCGCATCACTCACTGGCTCTACGAATTCCAATGGCACCACATACTATCTCAACATGACTGCAAACTATGGAAGCCAACAATCAGAATCGTCATTAATCAGTGATGCGAAAGCTTGGATGATGACGATTGGAGCGGGCCAATGAAGCTTGAATTCATTCGTGGTACTAGTACATGGGAATTCAATGTTGCTAATGGTGGCTATTCTGGCATTACTGTGTATGTGACTGGTGCAATCAATTGGGGCATTGCACCGATCACACGCATTGTGCAGAGAGGCCCATTCCAAGAAGGTGACACAGACATTGACTATCGCATCAATCCTCGTGTCATCAATCTTCCCATTGTCATACCTGGCACGACCTATGAAGAGATGATGAACAATCGAGAAAATCTCATACAGATGTTTAAGCCAGGCAATGACACAGCCACATTGCGTCATACACTGAATGAAGATACATTCTTTGAGATTAAGCGAAGCATCGACGTCAAGATTTCTGGCGCATCAATGGATTCTAGTCAGACAGATTTCAATGTAAGAGCCGTCATCCAGCTTCGCGCAGATGATCCCACATGGTACAACAGCACGCAAAATGCACAGCAAATGACCTATACGCAATATGGCACACCGACACCATATCCCAAACCGTATCCAGTACCATATGGCGCAGAATCTGTTGATAACACCATATCTGTGGCATACACTGGCACAGTCATGTCTTCTCCAATCCTGCAGTGCATTGGCCCATTGACCAATCTTATTCTTGTCGATGGTGCAGGTCGTTTGATTCAGCTGACATCATCAGTGCCAGCTGGAGATATTTGGACGATTGATTTGCGATATGGCAAAAAGACCGTCATTGATAGTGCAGGTATCTCGCAATTCGCTTCGCTCAGCATCTACAGCGATTTGATTAATTGGGGATTGTATCCAGCTCCAACATTTGACGCAGGTCTGCAGTATCTCTCAGTCAGTGCGACTGGCACGACGTCTGCTTCACAGGTAAACATGTTTTGGTATGATCGATACGTCGGTATATAAGGGAGTTTTGACATGGCAGAACAATCAATTGGAATGGCCACAGGTACTGGCGCATCATATGGTGATGGTAATGTGGGCTCAGGATACGCCAGCAGTCGTTTGACTGCCATGGAGACAAAGACTCTTTCTGATGGCGTGCTTCAGGTAGGCAATGAAATGGCTATGTCAGGCACTGGCTCAGCAACACTGGCCATTGCTGATGGTGCAGCTGTCGTCGGTGGCTATTTCTACGAAAATACCACATCCTCATCAATCAACATCTCAACACTGGCTAATGCCACATACAATGTCGTCATCATAATCAATGCAACTGCAGGATCATTGACGGTTTCTCGCAGTGTTGCTGGTACGACTGTTGGCACATATTCTGTGCGTCTCGCAGTCGCTACCAATGCGCAATTGTCTGGTCAGACCTATGTCACACTAGGTACTGTGACGGTTTCTGGTGCGTCAATCACAGCAATCTCGCAATCATATGCGATGTATGGCACAACGACGCAATTGCCATACCAATCCTATGCAACGATGTCTGGTGGCACTGCCACACTGACGACTGCAAACACCACATATGACATTACTGGCTATTCCTCGCCATCAACGACTGCAGATAATATCTTCAGTGTAAACACGACGACTGGCGAAATCACTGTCCGTCGTATTGGTTTGTATCTGGTTTCAGCATATGGAGTATTTTCAACTGGTACGACTGGAAATCGATTGCTTGGAATCCAGCTGAATGGCACGTTTGTACAGTCAACACGTATGGCATCGTCAGGCACTAGCACGCATACCATGACACAGACATCATTGATTGCAACAACAGCAGTCACTGACGTCATCAAAATCTGTGCAATCAGCACAATCGCATCGCAGTCATACGCCAATGGTGTCTTCACTATTAGTCGAGCATAGCCATGGCGATACAATACGTCATAAAACTATATAGTGATACTGGCACAGCTCTTGGTATTGTCACACCATTGAATCTGGCGATTGTGCATAAAATCAATTCGCCATCCATAGCCACATTCACTGTGAATCTCGATGCGCCAGTGGTGGCAGATTTGGACTATGGATACATTGTGTCAATCACACGAGCAGATGCATCAATTGGCATGAATGCTTATGAAGAATTTCTTGGCTTCATACGCGCATGGACACGAGACTATGGACAGAATCGCATGCTGACTGTGACTGCAGTCGATGCGATGTGCATACTCCAAGATAGAATTGTTGCATGGTATCCAAGCATGCGAGGTGTCTCGCAATTCACTGTGGCTACCTATCCAACAGCATCTTCCATCATCACTGCATTGTGGAATACCAATGTGGGATCAGATGCAGAAGGAAATTCGCCATGGCAAACCAATGCTTGGACGCGTCGATACGGAAATGGTCTTGAAAGATGGGCAGATGGCAGAATCAGCACAGCGACAGATGCTGTTGATTTGAGCATTGGCGCATCAATGGCTTTGACGTGTTCTGGAGAAAATCTACTATTGACAATGCAGAAAATTGCAGATGTCGGCAGCATAGATTTCAAAGTCAATTTCGATTTAGCCACATTTGGATTTTCACTCTTCTATGCTTCGACTCTTGGTGCAGACCGTCGATCATATGTGAAATTAAGTCAGCTTAATGGCACGCTTGGCAATCTGGTCAAACAGTCCAGCTTGGTAAATTTTCCGACATATATCATGTCTGTTGGAAGAGGAAAAGACAAAAACAATCTGCGCAGTGCATGGCCATCTACTGCACCTACTGGTATTGATCTGCGAGAAGCCATGGTGAAAGGAAGCGACAGTACGACAGTCGCACAGCTGACATCAGTCGCAAAGCGTAGATACAATCAAGAGCGCAGAAAGGTGCAATCATACGATGTTGAGGTGTTGCAATCCTCGACATGGCGATACGGAAGAGATTATTTCCTTGGTGATCTGGTAAGCATCGCAGTAACATCATCAGAGACTCTGTCTCGCAAAATATACGCAGTATCACTGGCGATGTCTTCCAATGGCGCTGAAGAGGTGCAAATTGACCTATCCAACATCTAGCTATCTCACAGCTAGCAATGAGCAAGCTTTGCGCGAAAGAATAGTGCAATTAGAGCGCGCAGACAATGCAGTCTTTCTCAGTCTTACTCGCACAAGCACGCTCAGCATAACGACTGCTGGTGTCACAGTCACATGGCAGGATGAAATTGATAGTGCTGGTGGTATGACATGGTCGGGCTCGTCCATCACTGTGCCAATCGCAGGATACTACAAGATAACCATCATCGGGTCATTGAGTACACGCGACAATATACACGGTGATTTGTTGGTCAATTCTGTTGACGTTTGCTCGATGGGCACGGGCGCTGCGAGAGATGTAAAGTTTCGACACACCGCTACACGATTTTTCAAGGCCAGCGACGTGGTGCAGTATCGAGCGCATACTACAACAGGCACGCACACGCTTCAAGTGGTAACAGAAGACAGCGCAGGCGAGTCGCCTATCTTACACATGGTGATGATATGATTTTTCGCATCTACGATCCAAAGAACATTACCTATGCGTATTTCGATGAATATGGCCAAGAATACGCAGTTCTTCCCGATGGTGCCGACGTCGAAGACCGTCCATACACTGAAGATCAGGCAATGACTGCTTTTCGATTGGTACGCAATGGCAAACTGGCAGACTGCGATTATACGCAATTGCCAGATGTTGGCTTGGATGCGCAGACTGTGGCAGCATGGCAGACCTATCGACAAGCACTGCGAGACATTACAGATGGCCTGATCTGGAATGTGACGACATGGCCAGCAAAGCCATAGTATAATTCTGGCATCACTGTGGTGTCCTATTCTTGGCAGAACTGCATCACAGTGATACAATATAGATATCGAAGCAGTTCCTTTCCTGCGACGGTCATCTGCACCAATGCCACATCGCTCTTAAAGCAATGTGGCATTGGTGTTTCTGCTTGTTTCATCATGGACATCTGTTACTGCAGCATAGATGCCAGTGATGACGATGCGCATCGAGCAGGCGAATAGACGAACACGGATTACGATATCTAGTGACGTCTGAAAATCGCATTTCATATTAGCACAAAACTCGTCGCAAATTGGTCAATAAAATGCTTGCATGTATCATTGATATGCTATATAATTACATCAGGTAAGAAGACAGATGACACGAAAGGCAACGACCATGAAGACCAAAATGACCAAAGCTCAGATGCGCATGGCAATCAACATGACGACTCGCGCAGACTGGTATCTCGAATTTGCGTACAAGGTGTCTCGCGACAAAAACAACACGTCTGCCATGGCGATTATTGGTGCAGAAATGGCACGTCGAGGAATCAGCATCTAAGACTCTCAATCGCAATGGTGCCAGTGCTGAGCTGGCACCACACAGAAAGGAAATGACCATGAAGGAAAACCATCCATTCTCCAAGACGAAGAATCCAATCACTGAAGCCATATACAATCGCGTCATCATCAAGGATGCAGAGACCAGAGAAATCAAGATTGCATTCAATGGTCTGAACACGACGTATGCTGATTTTCAGTCAATCGTCAATCACTGGAAAGAAAAGCATCCAGAAGAAAACGTCGTCGTTTGCTACATTGTCGGTGACGACACACTGTAGAGCGAATAGAGCAATGGTGCCAGTGCTAAGCTGGCACCACACAGAAAGGAAACGACCATGAGTGTGCTGACTGATTTGCGCAGACCGATCACAGAGAGAATCACAATCTCCATTTGTCGCGCAGACAATGACCAGATTCTATACACACATCAGTACTATGTCGCAATTGACCGCGAATTTGCAAAGCGCATCATTGGCATGCTTGACTATGCTGACATTGAGTATGGCACTCGCACCTATGCTGTCATGCGCAATGACGAAGGAAGAATACTCAATCCCATTGGAGGATACTGGCACGCAACGACGCGCGAAGCACGTCGATACAGAAAGGCAAAATGATGCACAACGAATTCTATGCTTGGCTGCGTCGCATGGGCCATGGCGCTTACACAGTGAAATTCACTATGGAGATGCGCAATGCGCAGATGCCAGCACTGCATGACGACATCAATCGCGACTATCCTTTGTATCGCTTCATGATTCGTCGTCGCGATGTTGGTGCAGTCTACATCACTGCATCGTGTGGATGTGTCTACCTGGTCGAGCGAGACGAAGATTATATCTATCATGTCTGCGATCCACATCTTATGCTGAGCATGTTGGAAGAAGCACGCTTTGATACACAGCAGGTGAATCCACTATGACTGCACCTACCATCGATACTGATCTTCAGCAGGTCAATGAAGAAATCAACGAATTGCGTCAGAGATTGTTTGAATATCTGACATTGCGAGAAAAGCAACGATACGAAGCATTGATGCACAGAATGCGCCAGTTATCTCGTGTCATTGAGAATCGCAATCAAGAGCATATGGAGAAAGAATGACTGCACCAAAGATTGAATGGCGCCACACTGGTATGACATGGCGTGTCAAATACGACACGCCAAATCGCCAATACTATGGCAGGATTGCTCTTGGCTTAGATGGCATCTGGATTGGCACATTGGAAGAGACTGGTGGACGCAAGGGAAGAGTCGTCAAATCCTATGAAGGAAAGACTCTGAATGATGTGCGCTCTATGATCGACGCAGTACTGATTGCGAGAGGAATTCATTTGTGATGAAATATGGTGATGATATGCGATATCCAGAAATCAAGATTTGTCGAGATGATCTGCGATACACAGACGATGTGATTGCCACACTGCACAGCGACAATCCGACATGGTACATCGCGAAAGCACTGAACATTCCTGAAGAAGATGTGCTGTATCACATGCAAGAAACATTTGGC